TTGATTGGTAACATATTCACCGAGAAGCGTGAGCAGAACCCAAGGTTACGGATGAGTAACATTGGCAAGGGAGATAGGTACCTCTGGAACGAGGCACAACGGCTGGAAGGTGAGGAGCTTACGGCACCAACCCTGATTAAGTTCATGTACGGTCACTTGATCGAAGAAATGCTGGTGTTCCTCATTAGAACATCGGGACACACGGTGACGCAGGAACAGGCCGAGGTGCTGGTTGAAGGCGTCAAGGGACACATCGATTGTTTCATCGATGGTGAACTGTTCGACATCAAGAGTGCATCAACCTTTGGCTTCAAGAAGTTCAAGGAAGGGACACTTAAGGATGATGACCCCTTTGGGTACATAGATCAGATCAAGGGTTATGCCCACGGGCTGGATGAGGACACCGTTGGCTGGCTGGCAATGGACAAACAGCACGGTCACCTCACGGTGCTTCAGTACGCCTTAGCGGACTTGCAGGACGGGCCTAGTGTGGTAGACCGGATAAAGCACTTGAAGGCCGTGGTGGCCTCCTCAGTGGCCCCAGAGAGGTGCTACAAGGACGTACCGGACGGCAAGAGCGGTAACCGAAAGTTATCCATGAACTGCTCGTACTGTAAGTTCAAGGCGCACTGTTGGCCTGACTTACGCACATTCCATTATTCAACTGGCCCCAAGTACCTCACGGTAGTTGCCCGTCAGCCACAGGTACGCGAAGGAGATCTATTCTAATGTACATTGAAGACTTTAAGGAACGGCTGGAGTTCTGTTGTGACGTTGAGACATTCGTTGATACCCTCGACCTCACAATGGAAGACCTGATGGACGCCTTTGAGGAACGGATGGTTGACAACAAGGACAAGTTCGATGACCTTTTTAACATCACGGGGGAGTTTGGAGATGAGTAAGGTAAAGACCAAGGCACTACCGGACTGGATCAATAAGACCGGATTTAACTTTCGTCGCAACATGGACGACCACCTAGGTTTCATCTACCAGATTGACATGAAGGATGGGGGTTTCTACATTGGACGCAAGCAGTTCTGGCGTAAGGCCGGTAAGGACTGGAAGCTGAACGACTGGGAGGACTATGCATCGAGCAGTAAGAACATCAAGAAGGAGATTGAGAACATAAAGAAGCGCACCATCCTTGCCGTATTTAGTTCCAAGAGCTGCTTGCGTTATGCCGAGGCACTTGCTATACTCGGCTCTGGCTCATACTGGCCCAACGAGAAGGGCATCAACTGGAGCTTTGATGGCTGCAAGGGCAAGATCAAGATGGAAGGTACGGACGAAGAACAAATGAAACTAATATTAATACGATTTGGGAATAAACTATGATTGATTTACACTTTACAGCGGACTCATACGAAGATTCACCGGAGTATCCGGCGGTATCATTGCTTGTAACCATTGATGACGAGGGCATGGCGTGGCAGGAACTCATGAAGGTCTTTGCACGGGAATTGCCGAGGTTTGGTTACATCCTTGACACCGAGGGTCTTGAGGAGGCAATTGATGATTACTCCGACAAGCACCGCGCGAAAGTCATGCACCCACAAGGTGACGCAGGTTTTGCGGCGTGGCAAAGGCAGGTGACCTTATGAGTACCGTAGATCGACTGGTGGCTGATCACGAGGCAAATTGGCTCCGTGTTGGCCTTGAGACCGGAGGATCAACGCCGAGTCAGTATGCGATACCAAAGGACGCCGAGGAGTTACAGGACTTGATTGAGCACCGAGATATGTCCTTCTCCTTGGGTAATATCTTCAAGGCGTGTTACCGGCTGGGACTCAAGGACTCAACCGATGTGATGTATGACCTACGGAAGATCGAGTGGTTCGTGGGAAGACTAATTAAACAGGAGCAAAACAAATGATATACAATCTACTGGCCTTGGCAATAATTACGGCTTGGTTCGTCAATGGGTACAAGTTCGTTTCGTGTGACTTTGAGTCCAACTATAGGTGTGAGGTGATCCATGCGGCGGGCGTGGCTGTACCCCCATTCTCATTGGCAACCGTGTGGTTTGGGAGTGACACATGAGTAACTTCAAGCAAGAGGCCGCCAACGTCATCTCGTGGGCCTTGGACAAGGGCATCCTGAGCAGTTCAACTGCCCTATTGCAGCACGGTAAAATGGTTGAGGAGGTGTACGAGTTGAAACATGCAATAACCACCAAGGACAAGGCCGCAATTGCCGATGAACTCGGTGACGTCTTGGTGACGGCGGTGATTCAGGCACAGATGTGGGGCTTGGATGCGACCCAGTGCTTGACCGAGGCAGTTACAAAGATTACCAAGAGAGATGGACAATTAATCGACGGAGTTTTCGTCAAGAGTGAGGACTTAGTATGAATGAATACCAGAACTTTATAGCACTGTCCCGATACGCCCGTTGGATACCGGAGCAGAACCGACGAGAGAATTGGATCGAGACGGTATCTCGTTACGTTAATTTCTTCGAGGCAAAGTACCCCGATGTGATTACACCGGAGGTCTACCTAGAAGTCTTCAATGCCATTCAAGGCCTAGAGGTCATGCCATCCATGCGCTCCCTGATGTGTGCCGGTGAGGCCCTTGAGCGTGACAATGTTGCCGGATTTAACTGTAGTTACCTCGCCATGAACCGAGTCAGGGCATTTGACGAACTGATGTACATCCTGATGTGCGGCACGGGCGTTGGCTTCAGCTGTGAACGCAACGAGGTCGCCAAGTTACCAATGGTGTCCGAGGAGATGCACGAGACCCCAACCACCATCGTTGTGAGCGACAGCAAGATCGGGTGGGCATCGGCCTACCGTGAGCTACTGAGCCTACTGTGGGCCGGTAAGGTTCCCCAGTGGGACGTAAGCCGAGTACGCCCTGCGGGAGCACCGTTGAAGACATTTGGAGGAAGAGCTAGTGGCCCAGAACCTTTGGTTAGTTTGTTTAAATATAGTGTGGATTTGTTTCGTGTTAGTGCTGGCAGACGGCTTACAACCTTGGAGGTACATGGACTGGTCTGCAAGGTTGCTGAAATTGTCGTTGTTGGTGGGGTGCGCCGTTCTGCTCTTATTTCCCTATCTAGTTTCAGCGATGATCGTTTAAGACACGCCAAGTCTGGACAGTGGTGGGAGCAGCACCCAGAGTTTGCCTTGGCTAATAACAGCGTGGCGTATACCGAAAAACCTGACATGGAATCCTTCATGCGGGAATGGTTATCATTGGTGGAGAGTAAAAGTGGAGAACGAGGAGTATTCAACAGAGCGGCTAGCCAGCGACAAGCTGCGGCAAATGGACGAAGAGATGCAACGCATGAGTTCGGCACTAACCCTTGCAGCGAGATCATTTTACGAGACCGGCAATTCTGTAACTTGTCAGAGGTCGTTGTTCGAGCTGAAGACACGCTTGCTACCCTTCGCGTCAAGGTTAGACTCGCTACAATCTTGGGTACACTCCAATCTACCCTCACCGACTTCCGATACCTAGGTAAGGCTTGGCAGGACAACACGGAGGAGGAGGCACTACTTGGGGTATCACTCACGGGCATCATGGACAACGCCATGCTCAATGGGAGTGACCTCTCTGACCTCCCAAGTATCCTGATGGAACTCAAGGAGGTTGCCATTGAGACCAACGAGGAGTGGGCCGCAAAGCTGGGAGTCAGGCAGTCCGTTGCCATCACTTGCGTTAAGCCGAGTGGCACCGTTAGCCAACTGGTGGACTCCGCGAGTGGCATACACGCAAGGCACAGCCCGTACTACATCAGAACCGTGAGGGGTGACGTCAAAGACCCAATCGTGATGATGATGAAAGACCAAGGATTCCCTTGGGAGGCTGACGTCATGAAGCCGGACACGACCGTTGTGTTCAGTTTCCCAATGAAGTCACCGGAGGGTGCGGTGATGACGCAGGACAGGACTGCCTTGGAGCAGCTTGAGACTTGGCTCGTGTACCAGCGATACTGGTGCGAACATAAACCTTCGGTGACTATAAATGTTAAAGATAACGAATGGATGGAAGTTGGTGCATGGGTGTTCCGTAACTTCGACGAGGTGTCCGGTGTGTCGTTCTTGCCTTACAGTGAACACTCGTATGCTCAAGCACCCTACCAAGAGTGCAGCAAGGCTGACTACGATGCTGCACTGTCCACAATGCCAACGGGTACAGACTGGGGGCGGATCTCCGAGTATGAAGACAGGGATAACACGGTAGGCAGTCAAACCTTGGCATGTACCGCCGGAGTCTGTGAGCTGGTTGATCTGTAGTTGAACCAGAGGGGCGTACAGAGGTGCGCCCCTCGTTTACCGGAGAAGATTATGACCCCCAAGGAACGACAAGTGGCACGCAGCCGGAAGCATTATGACAAGAAGAAGGCAGAGAGAGCCACGTGGAGTGCGGAACGACTAGAGGAATACAATGAACAGATGGCGGAATACAACCGGAGGTACTGCACGAACAATAAGGAACAGATAGCGGAAGCCAGTCGAAATTACTATGTTAAGAAGAAGGCAGAGAGAGCTACGTGGAGTACGGAACAACAAGAGGCCTACAAGGAACAACACGCGGAATACAACCGCAGGTACTGCGCGAACAATAAGGAACAGATAGCGACAACCAACCGAAAACACTACGCCGCTAACAAGGCGGAAGCATACCGTAGGAACTCCGAGCGTTCTAGGTTCCTGCGAAACTACAAGACAACGGACTTCGATAAGTTTGTACTGGAGGAGTCTTGGGTTCTGGCCCGTGAACGTGAGGAGGTCATTGGTGGGGTCTGGCATGTGGATCACATCATACCCGTCAAGCACCGCAAGGCATGTGGCCTAAACGCTGCGATCAACCTTCAAGTAGTTCCAGCGGAGTGGAATCTGTCAAAGGGCAACCGCAGCATGTCTGTGTGGCTCCCTAAGCCTTCCCCCACCGAGTCTTAACCTGACGTACATCTAGGTGTACCCAAGAGGCGTACAGGCCCATACCGTAAGTCTTAGGGTACTTCTGGAGTAGCCACTCGTACACCTCCTCTGGTTCCACACCCTTAACCTTAAAGTCAGCGGCCTTGCCGGATATGTGTTGGCTCCTCTTGGAACCGCCCACACCGGCATTGTGCCGCTCACACCGGATTCCACTGGTGACCGTCATGGGCTTACCAAAGTGATCCCTCACCTCCTGCAAGACCCTAATTAGGTCATCATGTATCTTGCCGGTATTGCAACCGCACTGACAGGCGAACTCATGTGTGCCGAAGTTACGACTTAGGTTACCCATTACTGGCCCCTACTCTGTAAGAACCTGCGTTCCTCATTTTCCCGTGTTGCCCTATCTAGCCCTTCGTTAATGACGGCACGAGGAGTGAGCTTTGAGGTCATGGCTCCAACTTGTCTAGTTACCGCATTCCTATCCATGGCACGAGACACACCAGCCGCCATTTCA